CCTCCAGGAGTGGGAAAATCAAATGTCTCTAAAAATCTTTTAGATTTGATGGCTAAACATATCCTTATACCATGTGCTTTTGAAAATTATACCAAGTGTGAGGGAGCGTATATCTTTAATCCTAATCAACAAGAAAAATTTGTCTCTGGTTATACCAATCAGAAATTTGTTGTAGTAGATGATCTAGGTTATTCAGCAGAATCTGTAGAGACCATGTTGCCCCGCTTTATTGCTATGGTTAATTCCATGCCATATAATGTTGAACAAGCAGAATTGGCAAGAAAGGGAGCGGTGTATTTTGATTCTGAAATGATATTATGTACATCAAATATTCACAATTGGGCTCAAGCTGCAGATAAAATGACATCAACTGACGCACTATGCAGACGTATGCATTTCACAATATGGTGTGAATGTAAACCAGAATTTGCAAAGGAGACTGTTGATGAAGCAGGAGAATTGCAATTGGATCCATCTAAAGTTTTAGATTGGAATTCATGTGAGTGGCTGAACTTTTATGTCTATGATCCTACAGGTAAAATGCCGAAACGCCCAATGTGTAGACATGGTATTAAATGTAAGTTTGACACCACTGATTGCTCACATGCCTGTATGGCTGATGTGATAGTATCATCATGTGATGAATATGATGAAAGGGCTAATAGACATAATATGATTATGACAACAAGTCGTGATAAATTTATGGCAATAAAAGAACATTCAAATTTGAATGCGAGAGAGTTGGCACACTATTTTCATGGGAAGACTTTACGCACACAGGCAAGATGTGTAGATCATTGCGTATTATGTCAAGATTTAAATAAAGATAAACTCAATTTTATGTACCAAGGGTGCGTAAGATATTGGGAAGATGAGATGAACGGTATATGTCCATGTGGAGATAAAACACACAGTTCTGACAATTTCAATGAATTTATGGTTCAATTGCAAAAATTGGTCATTGATGAACCTGAATACTTTAGAAAGAAATATTTTATGAAATGTTTCACTGAGATTCAAGGTTTTACAAATTGTATGTTTGAAGGTGCAGCTTATTTATATGTTAACATGTTGTCATATGAATCTAGACAGGAATCTCTTAAGTTTTCTATTGAAGATTTTCTTCATAAATCTAAGGTGCAAATTTTAGATTCCGTAGACTACATTCGCAATTGTTCTCCTAAGATTAAAGAGGCTTTCAAAACTATTAAGGAATATACATTGGGGGATTGGGCTTTTAAGATATTGAGTATCCTTAGAAGTCCTATTACCATTGGTATTATTTCTACATCTGTTTTGGCATTGATGTCTATTGGATGTTTTAATTATTTTAAAGGATCCAGCAATAAGCAATTATTGGTTAATGATTTTTCTACTCAGAGTGTAGACATGAACTCTATGGATTTAATGAGATCATTTGCTAATCATAATGTGATGCATGTTTATCAGGCTGGTACTTATTGGTTTACTGTCACAGGAATAGGATCAAATCTCATTCTGATAAATAAACATGTTATAGATAAGCTATATCGTGCTAATCCTGAGGAATTGGAATTGAGACGTATTGGCAAGAGATCAAACCAATGGACATTGAGGTTCAAGTTGAGTCAAATAGATAAAGAGAGGATATTTCATCTTCCTGAATGTGATTTAGCTTGTCTTGAGATTCCAGGTTTGAATTGTGTAGATATTTCTAAATATGCATCAGATACAGTTATTACGTCTCGCAACGTAAGTAAGCTAGGCCTTGCTTATTATAATCCCAATAGTGAAATGCCTGAGTATAACATTCGTATTGGTGGTAGTTTACAGCCGATGCGTATTGATGCTTTAGATTATTCTAGTGGTAAGAGGTATTTAACGGTTAGAACGGTCTCATACGAGATTGCCACCGAAATTGGCATGTGTGGAGCCCCTGCTTTTGCCTTTGATAAGAACGTTGAACGTAAATTCTTAGGAATACATTGTGCTGGAGACGGTACAATGGGTGTAGCAGTGAGAGTTACAAAATCCATGCTTGAAGATTGTTTTTCACATTTTACAAGTGGTCAATTTAAAGTGCAATCTAATGTGGTGACATTATCAAAAGAAAATATATTTTACGGAGAAATGCCAATTAAGATGATACCAGATTGTCAAGTTATAGGTAGGGTCAATGCACCA